CACGCGGTCGTTGGCCTCGACCATCTGCTTGTCGACGGCCGCGATTTCAGCGAGCAGCGCCGAGAGCGTGTTGTCGGTGCTTGTAGCCTGTGATGAGTTCATTTACGACTTCCTTGCGTTCACGAAGAGCCGCATAGACCCGGCCGTCCACGGTGGAGCGGCCGCTGATCGTTGCGACAAGGTGGTAGATGACGGTCTTCGCCGTCTGGCCTGGGCGGTGCAGCCGCGCCACGGCCTGCTCGTATTCCGCGAGGCTGTAGCCGAGCGAGTAGAACCAGCAGTAGGCCGCCCGCGTCAGGTCGATGCCGATGCCGCCAGACTGAATCTGGGCGACGAGGACTGATGTCTTGGCCTGCTGCCAATCGTCCAGTTCGTTGCAGTTGCCCGAGAGTTCACTGGCCCTCCGCCCGAGAGCCTCGGCGACGCCCTTCGCCGCCTCGATGTCGCTCTTGAACCGACAGAAGATCACTACGGGCTCCGACGAAGGCAAGTCCTCCAGCATATCAGACAGCACCTTCGCCTTCGCCGGATGCTCGTCGATTCGCGACGCAGTTTTTTCGTCGTCGAACCTGACATAGCCGCCGCAGATTTGTTGCAGCCGGAGAAGCTGCTCAAGGGCATTCTTTGGCGTGACTGAGCCGGAGTCGCAGATCGCACAGAACTCATTCTCCACCTCGCGGTAGAGGCTTGACTCCTTCGGCGACAGGTCGCAGGCAACGTCGTGGAAGGAGATCGGCGGGAGGTCGATGACGTCGGTGGTGCGAACGTAGTGCGTCGTGGCGGCGATCTTCTTGTTGGCGACGGCCAGGTTCTTGAAGCCGACCACGAACTTCTGTGGCCCGTTGGCGAAGATGGCGTAGTTGGCCTTGTGGAGCGTGTAGGAAGTGCCGAACGTCTCGCAGGTCGGCGATTCGATGGCCCGGTAGATCGCCCAGGCGTCGAGGATCGAGTGCGGGATGAGCGTGCCGGTGAGGCCAAGGCGGCGGGCCGTCGGGTTGTTCTTCACCATCTTCGCCGCCCAGCGGCTCGCCACGCCCGTGGCACTCTTGAGGCGGTGAATCTCGTCCCAGACGAAGCAGTCCCACTTCGCCTTTTCGACGCTCTTCAGCCGCCACGCGCTCTCGTAGTTGGTGATGACGAGGACCGGCGAGGTGTCGGCCAGGGCAGCCACGACTGCCTTGTCCTTCGCTGCCGAGCCGTTCTGCTCGAGCGCGATGACGCGGAGTTCAGGAAACCAGAGTCCCGCCTGCTTCACCCAGGCGGGGATGACGGCCTTGGGGCAGCAGACGAGCGTGCGGGTCGCGCCGAGCCGACGCAGGTACTCAAGCGCCGTCCGGGTTTTGCCGCTGCCCATCCCGTGATGGAGAAGGGCTGCCTGGCGGTCGAGCGCCCACTTGATCGCGTCCTCTTGATGCTGCCAGAGCCAACGCACGGCATTCCTCCTTCCGTGAGAGTGGAGGAATGTATCGGACGCATTGGCTTCAGGTCAAGAGACTTTTCTTCGCGTCCTGCCGGGCTTCTTTCCGGCGGTCTCGAGCGCCCTCATTTCCTTGAGGTTGGCCTGGCACGACTGCCGTGAGATGATGAAGATTTTCGACCCTGTCTTCCCTCGCGGGTTCCACGGCTTTCGCCCCACGACCTTTCCTTGGGCGATGAGTCGTGGAATCAACGACTGGTGGACACAGAGGATTTTGGCGGCTTCGGCCATGCCGATGGCGTCGGCGAACGCGATCGGCTCCTTCACCGCCTTCAGGTGCCGCAGGGCGTCGGGGCGGGTGTGGACCCACGACCGAGGCCGACGCTCCGTCTTGCCGCCGGAGGCCCGGAACTTCTCGTCATACGCCTGGTAGTCGGCCTCGCACTCCGCACCGTCGTAGATGGCATAGGTGCGGCTTGGATCGTCGGTATAGAGCGACCCGGTCACCGTGTGGGCCGTCAGGATGCCCTTCTCGTGCATCCGCTTCGGCACCGTGAAATGCACCCCCATGATCGCGGCGGCCTCCGCAGACCCGACCGCCTGGGCAAGATAGCCTGCCTTTCCCATCTTTCCTGCTCCCCGTGGGCTTGACGTTCAGTGGAGGATAGGGGATTCTAGGGGGCACAGCCAGCAGGACGCACAAACCCCGGAAAGGAGGCCGGTCGTGGCCCAGCGGACATTCACGGTTCTTGTGGATTGGGTGGATGGCGACGTCTTTGACACCGACGAGTTCATTGTGGTGGCAAAGTCTGCCGCCGAGGCAAAGAAAACCGCTCATGCCATGTGGTCCGCGACCAACGGTGCCAGGTACCCGTCGTGCCGAGTTGAGAAAGTCCAGATTTTGACGCAGCGCATGATGCGCTCGTTTGCCTGACCGCAAGGATGTGGTACTCCCATCGGAGGAGATGCCACCGTGACGCTACAACAACTGCTTGATGACCTCTACGCCCCGCTGAAGGGAATCAGCGATCGGACGATCCGCCTCTACGGGATGACGATCGGGAAGTACCGTGAGTTCCTCGGAGGCGTCGAGCCGACGGTCGAGCAACACCTCGACGAACTGGAACTCGCCAGGTTTCTCGGATGGAGGTTGCGGACGCGGTCGGTCGGGACGGCGGCCAAGGATCGGGCGCAGCTACACGCGCTCGCAGAGTTCGCCGCCCGCCGTGGCCTCTGCCCCTGGCCGCAGATGCGCACGATCCGCGTGCCGGAGCGGGTGCCTCGGGCGTGGCTGATCGACGAGTTCAGGAAACTCCTCGTCGCCTGCGACGGCGAGCAGGGCGAAATCTGCGGCGTGCCGGCGGCTCTCTGGTTCCGCTCGATCCTCCAGGCCGCGTACTGGACGGGTGAGCGGATCGGCGGCCTGCTGGCGCTCGAGTGGCAGGACGTCGAGCCGCAGGCGGTGGTCTTTCGCGCCGAGGGCCGAAAGGGACAGAGAGCCGACATCTACCGACCGATCCCACCAGAGTGCTACGAGGCCATCATGGCGACGAAGACGAAGCGAAAACTTGTCTACGACTGGGATCGCAGCTACACCCTGATCTGGCACCGCCTCGGCCGCATCTGCGAGCGAGCGGGCCTGCCGAATGACCGGATGAGCAAGTTCCACCGGGTCAGGAAGACGTCGGCTTCGTATTACGCCGCAGCCGGCGGCGACCCGCAGACGCTGATGGGCCACTCCAGTCCGGCCGTCACGAGGAAGTACCTGGACCCGAGGATCGTGCGGCCCGACACGAACGCACCCGACGTCCTGCCGAAAGTCAGTTAGCCTCCACCGGCAGCAGCGCCACCGCCTCGTCCCAAGGGATCACCTCCACCGCTGGCAGCAACATCGCCTTGTCGGCCGCTTCCCACATCGCATGCAGCCATCCGCCGGGTTGGATCGCGTAGAGCAGCGTGGCCGGGAGCATGAGCCTGCCGTCTGTCATCTGTCGCGGCATGGCGATGCAGTCTGGCCTGCCGTATTCGGCGTGCAGTTCCGCGAGCCTCGCGGCCAACTGCGGAGTGAACACCAGAGCATGATTCTGACAGAACTCTACGGACGGCGGAATGTCGATGTCGGAGAGGGTCATACTCGCCCCAGTGCGGCCCGGAAAGTCGCCATCGCGGCATGGAATGCTGTGACTTGCGTGGAAGACGTGAACCGAAGCCCGATGCTGTAGTAGTCAGCACTACCTGAGAAGTGCGCTGATGGCGTGCCGTTTGTATCGCCAGCGAAGACCAAGAAGTTTGCCGTAGTCACGGCGCTATAATTGCCAAGCGCTAGCGATTGAAGCAGCGATCCGCGAGAGTAGACATCAAAAACGTTTGCAGACGAGTGATTAACTAGCAGCGAGTTTCGGCCGGAAGACGGCGAGTAGGCGCTGGTTGCCAAACCGCCAGAAAAAGCGGCGATCCGAAAGTTTGCGTTCGCGCCTCTTACTTCGGCTGCCACTGAGTTCGATACGTTGTACCGCGCTCCGATCGCGCACTGATAACCTGCCGCGATGTTGGGTGTAAAGCCGAGCGAATTGTGAATTTCATTTGTTCCGGCGAAGGTCTGCCCAATGCCGGTTGCGAGGTATTTTGTTGATCCGTCCCCCTTCAGCCCCCCGCTCGCCCCCGTCTCCACATAGTCAGTGATGGCAAAGTTGACGTTGGTATCCAGCGTGTTCCCAAACTGCGTGCCGCCAAGCGACTGCCCGCGATACAGCGGCGTCCTGACGGCGATCAGCGAGGCGTCAGCGGTGCCGCAGAAGAGATTGAGGCGATAGAAGCGGTCGCGGATGCCTGCCGCGTCGATGTCGTTGCAGAACTGGTTCACCGCACTCGCCGTAGTGGACGAGACGGTGCCGCCGTTTTGATAGACGCGGTTCACCCAGTCTTGGGCGTCGGGGTTGGAGACGAGCGGGTAGGACAAGAACGGCGCCCCCCACTTTTGGCTCGCGTAGCGGGAGAGAGCAATGATCTGCGAACCACTAAGCGCCCGCTGGTATGCCAGTATTTCGCAAACATTGCCGCTGTAGGCCCGCGCTGGGTCTATCACCCCAGACCCATTCAAACTGCCGCCGATGGACTCAAGCAATTTGGACAGCGCGTTGTTGGTGGTCCCAATGGATCGCCGTTCGACGCGGGCGCCATTCCCCCACCACTCAAAGATTGCGGAGTCTTTGGTCAGTGCCGCAACAAATGGCGTGCCAACGGGGCTGCTATTCGCGCTGACGTTGGTCAGGATGCCGCCGGTAGTGTAGACGAGCAGCCCAGCCACGCCTCCGCTAGAGTTGGCATAGACGCCAGTGTCAAAGTTCCCGGTCGCAATGGAGCCAATCAGCACTTTGTCATTCGCCGTCGCCGTGACATTCCCGATCACTACAACGGTGTACGGCCCCTTGCTTGCGCCGATGGTGCTGTTCAGCGTGGTGCGTAGCGCCGTGTTGTTGGCGGCCGTAAACGTCACCGATGACCGGCTGTTGATGACCCCTCGCGTCGGCCGATTGCTTCCGGTTGACTGGGACGCGATCCCACCGTTCCCGCTCTTGTCGCGCCAATACCCCACCGGATCGTTGGTCGCCGTTGCCTGTGCGTGGACGCCGCTGATCCCCCACTTCGCTGCGAGGTAGGCTTCGACGCGGGCGCGGCCGGAGGTGGAGAGGGCGGTGTTGAAGTGGATGATCTCTGCAATGAAGCCGTTGAGGTACTCCGATGATGCACGCGCGCCGAGCGTCACGGCTTGATTCAGACTGTGGCTCGCCGTCTGCCCTGTGGCCGCCACATACGGCAGGCCATCAAGAAAGCCCGTCGCTGTAGTGGTCGATGTGACGGTGTAGATTCTCGTCGCCGTCGTCGGGTCAACATTTGCCGTGAGAATCTGCGACAGGCCCGCGTTCTTCTGGAGCAGCCACACCGCTGCGGGAGAACGCGCCGCCAAGCCGAAGCCGAGCGACGTTCCGTCCGCGTTCAATTTGGTGTAGATGCCCTTGTTGGCAGGTGACGCTTGCCGAAACACAACAAAGTACGTCAGGTCGTTGGAGTTGAACGCGGCATTCGCGGCAACCGTCATCGCATTAGCGGTGCCATCGAACGTCATCACGCTCCTGCCGTTGAGGACGCCAGCCGTCAGCGTCGGCCTCGCACTCCCGCTCGCCGTCGCGTGGTTGTTCAGTCCGCTCTTGTCATTCCACTGGCTCACCAGCCCGCCCGACTGCGTGATGCTGGCCGCATCGCTCGCATCCCACCACCCCACACACCCACTGATCTCCGTAGGTGCCGACACCGGAGTCACCGGCCCAGCGTCGGTGGTGTAGAGCGACTGCGTGTCAGCCGCGTCCAGCCAGAGGGCGAGGCCAGAGATGCTACGCGGGTCGAAGCCCGAGGCACGGGGCCGCAGGAGGCGTTGATTCATTCCCACGAGTCAGTTCCTCGTCTGTTCTTCGACCACCGACCGCACGACTTGATGCAGTTCGCGCTGCCCGTGTGCCAACTCTTGCAGAGTCACGGCCTGCTGGCGCTGCACCTGTCCGATTTCTTTGAGCGTCTCCGATGTCGTGTCCAGGAACTCGACATGGGACTTCACCATCGGCTCGACGACCGTCCCGTGCAGGGCGATCGCGGCCTCGCGGCCAAAGAACATCACGACCGCCAGAATCACGCACGGCACGCCGAACCTGTCGGCGATGCGGAGAAACGTGTCCAGGACGCTCTGCTTGATCTCCTCCGTCGTCACGGTAGCCCCCTCGTCAGGTCTTGAGGAGGACGACGCACGACACCGCCGTGCCGGCGGCTTGGCCGGCGACGAGTTTCAGCGCTCCGACGCCGTAGGCGGCGTCAGGGAGGGCGTAAACGCGGGCCTCGGTGGCCGATTGGGCCAAGGTGATGTCGGCCGCACTGCCGCTGGCGTCATAGAGCCGGCCGAACGTGCCGTCTGTCGTGCCGCTGCACCAGAGTTGAATCGAGGTGGCCGCGGTCGCGCCGGTGCCGAGAAGCACCGCGCCGCCGGCAACGTCGTCCCAGCGAATCGTGGTGGCCGCAGCGGTCGCCGTGGACAGCGTGACGGGGAGAGCCTTGAACTTCCGCCTGATTTTCGGTTCCACTCTGCACCTCCTTGTGCGTTGCGGGCCTCTATGGGCCTCACGGGGCGTGCTACACGGGGCTATACCACCATTGTAGCGGCCTGTAGCCGGCTCATTGCGGCATCGACGGCGGCCTGGAGGGCCAGAATCCCGCCCCCGTTGACGACCTCGTCGTCGATGTATTCGTCGGGGATGCCGCGCTCGCTCTCGTGGCTCGCCGTCTCGCCGTCCAAGACGCCGAAGCCGGGCCGCACCACCCGCCACACGACGCCACCGCGGGCCTTGATCGCCGCCGCCTCGTTGGGGAAGCGGACGTCGGTGAGGCAGTAGTCGAACTCTGGGCTGGCCTCGATCCGCTGCATCGTCGCCATGACCCAGATTTCCTCGTGGATCATGTTCCGCCCCCAGTCGGTGCCGAGGGTTTGGAGGAGTCTCCGGGGCGAGCAACTGATCCACCCCAGCGCGTTCTCCTTCCTGGAGCGATCCTGCAACTGCTCGACGGTCAGCCCCGTGATCGCCGACACGGCGGCGTACAGAGGGTCGGCGAACGCCATCGGCACGAACTTATGCTCCAGGCACAGCCGCTCCGCGACCGTGTTCTTCCCAGCCCCGGCCGCCCCGCAGAGTCCAATGATCACAGTTCCATCTCCTGGCCGTCGAACCGAATCGTCACCCCCAGCGGCTCCGCGAGCCACCGCATCGACACGTTTGCCTCGCGGAGCATGGCCTCGGCCTTGACGATCTGAGCCGTCCACCGCTCCGGCGTCGCGGCCCGTGGCTTCACATGGCCGACGACCTCGGTGATCCCCGCGATGATGATCGCCCTGGCACAGTCCATGCAGGCAAACCAGGGGCAGTAGAGCGTCGCCCCCA